GTCCAAAACGTATTAACTTAACCTCATCCCCTTCTTTTGCTAAGACAGCATGAGATTTGGTAGCATGACCAGGAGTTCTTTTGGGCTTGTTATACCCACTGAACTTCTCTTTACCTCTTGTAACACTCATTTTTTCTTCTTTTTAGCTGTTTTTGCTGCTTTTTTAAAATTGGCAGCGGTTGGCGCACCTTTTTCTCCTGGTTTTCTCATCTTTTCTCCACTACCAGCAGCAATACGTTTCTTTTTTGCCGCAATATTTGCATATAAACCTTTTTTCTTAGGTCTTCCTTTTTTACTTCCGTAGCTTCCTTTTCCAGTTGGCATGGTTTTAGTAAATTCTGTATCCAGTCTGCCCTAAAGTCTCAGGTTTTGCCAAATTGAACTGTTGTAAACATAAATACCCGAAAGCATCAAAAGCATGATCAACACCAAGGTTTTTATTAGGTAATCCTGTATTCGGTGCATAAGTCAACGTCCTTAAAGACTTAATTAACTGTTTACATCTTGGGTGAATATACGTCCTCCTATCTCCACTCGCATCTAATAAAGCCGTATTAACAGCAGTAATCTTATCCCTTATCTTCCACGGTGCTTTCGGACTTGAAACATTAAATCCACTCCTCCTTAAAATACTATGATCAGTCGCACCAACGCCACTAGTTTTCCTCGCTCCACCTGTAGGGTCAGGACATGCTATTACTCGTCTATCTACCCCATATCTGCGAGTGACTTCTTCTGCAAAGTCCCATGTGGTTGCCCCACCTGTGAGCATGATTTCGTCAAACACATACAAATTCTCCCCATCCCTTACCGCACATATTCCTGACATCGGATCTACGTTAAAGTCCACACCCAAAAGTATTGGCATCACATTAATATCCTTTGCATCAGTCGATATATTCTCATCTCCAAAACTAACAGCAACCAACCCAGTTAAATTCTCAAAACTTGCCTCAAACTCCTGCCGAAATGTTCTCCCATCTAACTGCGCCCTAGCTGCTTCAACCTCTTCTTCTGGTACATTCCCCCCCTCAATTGTCGTATAACACCATCTCTGCCATTCCCCCGTAGGATCACTCGCCGTATAACACCATAAATCATAAAACCAACTCGCCGTCCCATCAGGCGTACTAATAAATAACGCCCACCCCTGTTTATCAGCTAATGCAGGTCTAATTACCTCAAACCATACCTCCGATCCCATAAAAGCCGCCTCATCCAAAACAACCCCCGATAAACTTCTCCCCCTCAATGCCATCGCATTCTCCGTACCCTTTAACTCAATACTTGATCCATTAACAAGGTCAAGTCTCAAATCTGTCTCATTCTTCGCCGCTATCCATACCTTTGGCACCAACTTTTTCAACGCCTTCCACGCAATATCCTTCGCCATCCGATATGTAGGCGCACAATAGAAAAATGTCTCCCCTGGCTTCTCAATCGCTCCCCTCAATAACTCAATACAACTCAAATAACTCTTCCCAAACCTCCTCCCCGCCACCAACACCCTAAACCTCTTCTCACTATTAAATACCTCCCCTTGCGCCCACCTTAAATTAATTTCTGGTGCAGATTTTACCGTCATACATTATCATTTTTATTAATCATACTAGCTCCCCCTAGTCACGTGGCATCTAAAGACGAAATCCTAGCTAGAAAACAACGCCTATATCGTAGACAGTCTGAAGGTATGCCCGCCAGACAACTCGTTATAGATCACTCTCAACGTGAAGGTATCACCGAACGTACAGGCTGGGATGATTGGAAACAAATTAGAGAGTGGAATCAAGAAGATTGGGCCGTAGAACGTGAATCAGTAATAAGTCGCATCCAAACAATGCGCTTCCGTGCAATAGATAAAGCTATGCGTAAAGGGCAACTCCAAACAGTTGCTCAACTCCTAGCCGATATGGGTAAAGTCGTAGGTGAATCAGTCGAAACAATTAACGTCCAAGCACCCGAACTCTCCATTAAAGTCGAAAAGAAAAAATCTTGATTTCCAATATATATTTATGGTACCCGCCTTCTGTAAACAATAAAAAAATTTCGCTACCCTACCCCCTAGCCATTGCTGGCTAGGTTTTATTAAAGGGTTTTTGGCCTTCTGTGGCCTTCTAAATCTTGTTTTACTTATCAGTCAAAAGCATTACTGCCCAATGTCTGCTAAGTCTCTCTGCGTTATCCTCAGACACGTTCACATCACATTGTGTAGTAAGCATGTTGTAATACTTAGTAAAAAATTTCTGATAATCTAATTTTTGCTCCGATGTTCCTTCCTCAACTATCCATGTAGGAATTCCGTAGATCTTGCCGTTTAAATTAAAATTTTTCATCTTGGTTTAACTTAGTTTGTTTACTCCTTAATATTACCATACCTTAAACCAATAATCTACAAATTAATATTATTTAACACTAAACTAATATGTTAAGAATTAATTAATTTAATTTAATTCTACATTATTAGCTTAGTTCTGTGGCTATACTATCTATGTACATTGCAGTAAATCAACTAAAACATTCTCAAACTTTCGCCAGTCGCCAAGTCTTTCCAATCATTTACAAAGATTTGACCTTATCTAACCCGACTGACGAGAAAATACAAAAACTATTCCAAACAACAAAACCAAACCAAACAAATGGAATTCTTAAAACATTGGTCAGTAATTTTTCTAGCTTACGTAATGTTCATTGCCGCTGGCGTGTCAGCGGTTAGCAGTTCTTTAAATCAATCTACTGTTAATCAGTGTAATGCTGGTATTCAGTCGGCATGCTTAGCACTTAAGGGGATCAAATGAAAACAACTAAAGAAATCTTTCAAGAGTTAGAACAAGACGCTATTAACATTGCATGCTTAGGCGCTCACTTGTTAGAGCAAATCAAAGAAAGAGATAAGGAAATAGAAGATTTAAAACTACAACTAGAAACAATTCACAAACCTTTAAAAAAATGAAAACAATTAAAGAGATCAAAAAAGCTTATCCATTATTTTTCAATGAGAGATTGATGGATCAATTCGCTGGTAAATTTTACCCTGATGTTGTAGCAACTGATAAGGGTAGTTATTTTATTAGTAGTGAGGTTTTTGCTTATGAGAGAATCAGCGAGCATGAGATTGAATACCCTGAGAAAAACAGGGTATTTAAGGTTAGATTTGCCGACAAGTTAAAAGGTAAAGGGTTAGAGATAGGCCAAATTAATACTATTAAACAATTTGTAAGTTTAGAAGATGCAAGAATGTATTTAGAAAAATTATCACATGATACCGGCGGTTTTGTAGTTAGTGAGCATAAAGCGAATATGGCAAGATTGAGGATAATAAACAAATGAAACTAAAAAAAAGTAGAAAAGAACGCAAGTGTCATGCTTGCAAAACCCTAATATCTAAGGGTGACAGTTATGGGCAAAAATCTATAACTATAGGATCAAAAGAAAATGGAATGACAGATTCTTTTGATAGAGAAAAACAAGCTTTTGTAATACATCAAATGAGAGTAAATGTTTGTTTGTGTTCGGAGTGTGCAAAATGAAAAATGAAATAAACCGATTAAAGAAGAATATAGAATCTATTACTCATTTGATAGATTCTTGTATTTTACATAATGAGTTAAAGCTTAAAAAAGAGACTCTTGAGGATTTAAAAAGTACTCATATGTTGATGAAAAATAGAGTTAACCATTTAAAGAGTCAAGAAGAAGTAATAAAAGAAATTGAAAATATGAATAATACATATAAAAACCAAATAAAGCAGTTAAAAGACTGCTAAACAAACTAATTTTTTTTATTTTGTGGCGTAGATCACGCAAGTATTAAATTACTAAAAGCCTATTCTTGTAAGTCCACACTAAAAAAATTAAATTTATTTTAAACCAATCAAAACCAACTTTTTTTATCATGCAATTATTAACAGTTACTCAATACATGACAGTATTGAAGAATAAAGCTCAAGTCACAGAACACCTGAACAGCAATAAAGACTTTTTAATTCAAGATATTTCTTGTGCGTGGAATAACAAGGCATGCAATAAAAGTGATTTATTAAAGGAAAAATATAGTCACATAAAAGTCTATTACGGCAATAACTGTTCAAAAGTAACCGTATTAGAGATTAAATAATGCCTAGTATTGTATTCACTAATTTTGATGGAGAATCATTAAAGATAGATCTATCAAAAACTAATAATTTAGATGCTTTCAATCAAGGTTGTAAACATCTTGACAAAGCAGTCTACAAAAACAAAAACAAACCAAAAACAAATGATGAACAATCAAAACGAACTTTATGAAAATTTTCAAGAATGGCTTGATAAGTGTCCTATTGAGATAAATAATTATCTTGATTTTACAAATGAATTTCAAGTTACTTTTGAATTAAAAAAACCAATTAAAACAAAAACAAACCATGTACAAAACAAAACTAATAGAAGGGACTAGCAACCGTAAATTAACTAACTTAAAATATGATCCTTATTTTTCAAGTAGTTACACAACTTTTGAAAGTTGTTCGGATGCTTGCCCACTATGGAAACAATGCTATGGAAAGAAAAGATTTACAGCATTACATGAGAAAAGATTATTTAATACTGAGATAGATTACGACCTAGAAAGATTTATAAAGGATATTGAAAGACTAAGACCTAATACGACTCTAAGATTGAACATTACGGGAGATCTCCCGTGCGTCACATATAAACCTAATAATAATGAAAGAAAAATATCAATTGATGCCTTAACAAAGATCTATCACGCTACTAGAAAGAATAATATAAAAACTTATACTTATACTCATTTACATTGTGATTCTAAGAATCAAAAACATAATTTAGATTGTGTAAAGTTATTTTCAACTGATAATTTTGTAATCAATCTTTCAACTGAGAAACCACTACAAGCGAGTAAATATTTTGTAGATAAGTTTGACGTAGTAATGACTAATAGTAAGGTATTTGATTTGGCGGTAGATGCCATTAAAAAAGGTGATAAGCCTACTATGGTCAATAAGTACGGAACAATAGATATTTTCCCCTGTAAAGCCTTATATATGGATAATGAAAGTTGTTCTACTTGTCGTAAGTGTATGGAACACAATAGAAAAGAAGTAGTAATATTTAAGGAGCATTAAAAATGATTAAAGAGAATCCTAACCGTAGAGACTGCATTGAACAAATGAAAACATTAATTAAAGATGATATAGAGGATAAATATATTATTGAAAAATGTATTGTTGATTTTAAAAGTAGAGGAGTACATAAAAGTACTTTTTACGATTGGTTACCAATAGCAAAAAAGGAACTTACAGAGGATATAGACTGGCTAGATAAGCAGAGTATTATTAATAGTCAACACTATGACGATGCACAGTTAAAAAAGCAATTAAAAAAGGATGCTCAAGAGGATTATAAAAATTGCACTGATATAAAGTTGAAAGTAGCTTTAAGGAAAGAAATAAACAGTTATTTAAAATCATATTAAAGACGAATTTCGTCAACGAATTATTTTTTTTAAAGCTAGATGTAATTTCATCTAGTTTTTTTATTGACATATTCTAAACTAATAGTCTATAATATCATTAAGTCCGTAAGGGACTAAAACTAAACCAAAACTAAAACCAACTATGTCAAACCAATTTTCAGAAGAATACTACGAAAGACTTAAAGAAGAATTTGCCGATGAAAATGTAAGTCTAGCCATAGACTCTATACAATTTGACGAAGCTTTTAAAGAACATTTACAAGATTTAGAACACTTTAATAATCATCCTTCTTTAAGTGCTTATGAAAGAAATAGATCATTAGCAAATTAATTATATAAACCTTACCCATATCAAACTAAACTAACAAAACCAAATTATGTCTACTATGTCCGAACTGGATAGGCAACAATTACAAGAACGTGTAATTGATAGCCTTATATATAAAGAATCTAAGGCTAAACAACTAAGACAAGATCATATGAATGGTCTTATTAGTGAATGCGATTTTAAGACAAAAATGAATGCACTTTATGGTCTAGGAATAGACATGAATGGCAAAATCATGAATGCAAATTTGAATGGAGAATTATCATGAATGAAATTTTATATGGATCTGGACAAGGAACAAGAAGATTTTACTTGAATGAAAAATCTGAAAGAGTCTGGATCGACATGCCATCAACTGAATGGCAAAAGTATCACTTTAATCCACATTATCCAAACAAAAACCAATGAAAAACCAAACAAAACTATCTAAATTGCAAACCAAAAGAACAGAATTGCATGATTACATAAAAAATTTTAAATATGTAATATTAGGAGAGATGGGAACCTTTTATGACAGGTGGAGTGGATATAAAATCTTAAAAGAAAGTAGTTGTGAAGCAATAGATAAACGAGAAAAATATGGGAAGGAAGATTATGAATACAGAATGATTACTGGAGAATGCGTTGAGGTTTGGCATTGTATTGCAGATGCTAATGCTGACTACATGAAGAAGGCAGCAATGGAACATGCAAAAAAAGCAGTTACAGCACAAACGAAATTAGAAGCAGCAGAAAGGGAATTAGAACAGAACTGGAAAGATATATGTAAGGCAGAAGAGGAAGCTAAAAAGGAGGTGAAGTCATGACTACTAACAAAACTTATCGAGTTTATTTGCATCAAATCAATTGCTACGAAATTGAAGCAGAAAACGAAGATCATGCAAAAGAAATAGCAACCGATGAGATATGGGGTTCAGAAGGTGCTGGCTACTCAATGTATTTTGAGGCTGAAGAAGATGAATGAAAAAATCAACACTTTATTTTTAGTCTTAGATGAATTATGCATTCTAAGTGGTCGGAATATATATGTAATTCTTCCAGAAAAGGAGGAATTACAAGTTCCGTACCTAAAGCAAGAGATCCAAAAATGCTTGGATTTATTATGAATGAGAATTATTACAATTTCATAAGCAGCCTTTTCTCTTCCTACTCACCAAAGAATACACAAAGTATGCTTCAAGCATTAACCAAGTAATCATGAGTGAACCAACGCCAATAAGAATACGACCAAAGTTGTATCAAGAAATCAAAGATGAAATGCCCGAAATCTTTGCAGACACTACGACTTGGGTGAATTACCTTGTACAAGTGGGGTATAACTATCATATGGGGCTTGACCCATGTGGTAGACTGAAAACCGACCGACACAAAGAGAAAAAAGAGAAAGAAAGGGAGGTTTTCTATACTAGTAAAGTAAATAATATAATAAATAAGGAAAAAACAAAAAAATGGATTTTCAAAGAAAATAAAATTCCTAAATCACTTGAGTTTTGTAAAGATTTAATCGTTAAGTTCTGGGCAGAAAAATCAGGAGCAAAGAGTGAAGAAGCTTTCAATATTTTGATTGGATTGAAAGGTCTAGGAGGAATACATGGCAAATATGGACAGATTGCCGTCAAGGATCAGCTACAAGAGGCCATAGCGAATAAATGGAAGTCAATTACCTTGAAGAACTACGAAGCCTTTGGAAGACCACAGAAAGCCGATAAGGAACCTGTAACAGGTCATCCTGCTCAAAGACTTTGGAAAGATGGAGGATTTGTTGAATGAAGCAAGTGAATGGCATAAAAATTCCTGAACGCAAAACAACTTCTCCTCAATTCAGGTCTAAATGGTCAAAACTGATCAATTCTTACTCCTTAAGTGAATGCCAAAAACTAAAAGATCAAATCATGAGTAAGAAATGGAAGTACACAATGACTAATCCTTATTCGGTAGAAGAACGATTTGTTCTTGTCTTGTTGAATAAAAAATTAGAAGCACCAATCAAAAGTTATCAAGATGGAACCGTTATTTAACAACCTTCGCTCAATCACTCTCAGATTAAAGAAAGGATTACATACACCTAATCCTGCTAATCCTAATAGACCAATGTGGACGCTTGAGGATTTAGATGAAATTAGTGCAGGTTGTCAGTACAACATCGACTCAGCAAATAAGCACCTTGATATATATCCCAGAGGTTATCAAGGTGTGAGGTTTAAAAACTTAGCAAGGGAGAATCCTCCTCCCGAAATCACTGAATCTGTAGAGGTCATCGACCCTAAAGATTTCCCAACTAACTAAACCAACTCAAACCAATGAATTGTCCTAAATGTGGTAAAAGTTCTTTTGACTTTGAAGGAGCAAAGAAAGTTATGGAAACGAGATCAGACATGAGGGGTGGGGTAAGGAGAAGAAGAATCTGTCCTTCTTGTGATTGGAGATTTACGACTTATGAGATTCATCAACATAATCTTGTTAGTGACCCAGAATGTAAAAAAGAATTAATGACAACCTACAAAGAAGAACTTTCTAAAACAATTAACAAATCAAGAGAATCAATTTTATTCGCCCTTGATCAAATCTTTTTAGATCTTTAAACAAATGAATCCTTTTGCAAAGTGGATGCACGTTCGTGCTTTAAAACGTCAAGATCCTTGGTCTTCTTTTTGGCTTGATTCTCTGCCAATTCATAGAAAAGAACCTGAACATAAATATGTTTGGGAACCTACAAATGAGGCTCTCTTATATTCAACAACTCAGGTATGTAATAACAAAACACCAGAGGCTTTAGCCAATATCGAACGCTATAGATATGGCGTTAATGGTTGGGAGGCTAGAGGTAAGCAAATTCATTGGTGTTTAGAACAAAAAATGTTAGGTGATCCTGCACCTGATCCTGAACTTTATGGTGAATGGGTTGAACCGTTATTAAGTCATCCTTTTTGGGAAAACTTTGAACCTTGGGCAGTTGAATATATGTTGTGTTCGCTTAAGAAGTCTGTTGGAGGTCAATTAGATCTCCTTGGATATGATCATGCGTCAAATAGATTAATGTTGATTGATCTTAAATCTCAAAGTAAATCAGGTCGTACTTATTCCACTAATGCTCAATTAGGAAGTTACGTGGAGGCACTTAAAACACATCATGGATTAGAAGTTGATGTGTGTAAAACGATCTGGGCTAAACCTAATAAAACAACAATTGGTGATGATCAACCTGTTAATGAATGCCTAGATGCTTGGCATAAAGCATGGCAGACTTTTGAAGAGAAACAAGAAATCCCTTTTTAATGAATGACATTTTTATTCCTGTAATCGGTATCCCTGCTCCACAAGGAAGTAAAAGACACGTTGGAAATGGGATCATGATTGAAAACAGTAAACGTGTAAAACCTTGGAGACAAGATGTAAAAGAAGCAGCATTGATTCATTACAATGGAGAAATTATTGATCAAGCTGTAGAAGTAGAAATTATATTTTCATTTGCTAGACCTAAAAGCCATTACGGTACAGGAAAGAATGCAAAAAAGTTAAAACCTTCTGCTCCTGTATTTGTAACAAGTAAAGGAAAAGGTGATTTAGAAAAGCTGGAAAGATCTACTTATGACGCACTATCTCAAAGTAGTGGAGGTAGTGTTCTTAAAGATGATTCTTTAGTGGTTAAGAATAGAAACATGAAACGATATTGCGTGGAAGGAGAACATCAAGGAGCAAAGATTACGATACGAACATTAACTTGCTAAGTCTAAAGCATTAGTATAGAATAAACGAGTTAACAGCATTACACATGCCAAACCAAGCAAAACCCAAAGCAGGATCTATTCCTGATTTGTCTGGTCTTATATCAAAAGAAGATCTTCATAAGAAAGGATCTTTTGCCACATATATGAACTGGGCAAGAACAACCCAGTACTTAAGAGAACATGCTCCAAATTGGGAGTTTCATCTTGAGTCTAAAAATGAAGAATATGTATGGCCTTCTCCTGATGGAAGTGGCTATTTGATGTGTTTCTTCCAGAACGGAGAAAAGAAAACGCCTTTGTTTCCTTTCCCGATCATGGATAACAGGAACAATCCCTTACCACTAGAAAAAATTAGTGCAAGAGATGTAAGTGACTCTCATCGAAGAGGCTTATGTGCTTGTGCTGCATTTGTTTTTGGATTGGCCTATGAATTATGGGCAAGGATTGAAATTGAAGAGGCAGCGAAAGTCGATGCTACTCCTGTAAAGAAAGAGATTGCTCGTTCTCCTCAAAGAGGTGCTAATGCAAAACAAGTAAAACCTTCTCCTGTTGCACATGAAATGGTGACTGGAAAAGTTGCTCAAGCATTACTTCCTAAATCCCAGCTAGATGATCTTGAAACAGATCTGAATAAGTTAAATACTGCTGGAAAAAACAGAGTCATTAGTGCTTTTAGACTGGAATACAAGATATCTTCCACGAAAATAAAGGAATTTATTACGACTCCAGAGCATTTGTCTTTCATAAAGTCCAAAATAGCGGAAGTAGAATCTGACTCTGTCTAATGACACCTGAAGCTGTTGATCACGCTGCAAAAGCAGTTCTTACACAACTTTCAAATAGACGTAAATGTAATGTCGAGTCTCTAAAAAACGACATTAAATCTAGTAAACTAATTAACCATTTCAATTACTATGGCTGACTTTCAATCTAATTTCGTTCCTGCTTTTCCTTTCCCTGTTAAGTGGTCTGTAGGTGACAACACTTTTGATGATTCAGATAAGAATCCTAAAACGATAGGTCTTGCAATTCCTGTTGAATCAATTCCTGGTTTTATCAGTTTATTAATGGCATTAGAAGCAGATACTTCTAAGCACAAGCAAGGAAAAGTGTGGAGCAAGGAGAACGGAGAAGAGAAAAAAGCTGTTGTATATCTCAACGGTAAAGGCAAGGAATCAAACGATGGATATGGTTGCTTTGGCAATATCAATCCTAGAAAAATTGATGTAGAACCTAACTTCTAAACCAATACAGGGGCATTTTTGCCCCCCTCTTTTTAAACCAATGAAAACCTCTAACAACTATTCTCCTAAAGTTTCAATTGAAATTGAAGGACTAGAAGATTTAATAAAAGTTTGTCAAATAGCTATTAATCATAGCGTTCAAACCGAAACCTTTATTAAACACAATCCTCATGTTCATGCAAGAGAACTCCGTAGAACCTTATCAATAGTTGTAGCATCATTGAAAACACAATCAGGACAATGGATTTGTCTTGCAGGAAGAGCTAAAGAATTAACAGAAGAACTTGATGAGATAAATCAAGAAGACAAAGATCGCTATGAACCCGACCAAGATTTTCCTTATTTGCATGACACTATTGATGAGTATGTAGCTGAAGCTGAAAAGCAATTTGATTATGAACCCACTGATGAAGAACTATCTGATTCTTATGGCTTTACAGCAAAAGAAAGAGCAGACC